GGTTCGGCATTATCCAGCTCGTCGAGCGGCCCCGCCGATGACTACCCCCGTGCGACGCCGCACCCTCCGCTCAAGACTGCTGGCGTTCATCCGTGACGCCACCGCCCGCCTGGCCGCAGCCTGGCGAATCCTGACCCGCGCCCAGACAACGCTTCTCGACACCCTGGCCACGATCCGGCCCGGCCGACAAGCCTCGGCCCGCATCCGAGCAGCCGCGCTCGCCTTCCAGCAGCAACTCGCCGAATACGACCGTACCGTCGGTGCCTTCATCGAACGCTGGGCCTCCACAGACCTGCCCCTCGCCTACCGTGAGGGCGCCCTGAGCATGCTGGACGCGGCAGACCGCCCCCGCGGCTCCTGGTCATGGACCACCCGCCACCAGAGCAGCATCACCACCCTTTCCTCCCAGTACTACGCCGACCTGATGGGACGCCTCCAGGAAGGCATGCGCCGCGGCCGTGCCTTCCTCCGCGCCGCGACCGACGCCGCCCGCGCCCGCGTCACCCAGTTCAGCGTCGGCACCTTCGACCGGGAAGCGCTCCAGGAGCAGCACCCGCTGGGCACCGTCATCTACGTCAACGACGCCCGGCACCCCGTCGAGACATGGGCTGGTGCCGCCCTGTCTTGGCAGGCCGTGACCACCGCCAATGCCGGGGCCGTCACCACCGCGTACGAGCAACTGGCCGTCACGCAGGTCCTGGTCCGGGACGGCGCGGACTGCGGGTGGACCTCACACGACGACTCCGACCTCGCCGACGGCACCTACCGCAGCATCAGCGACGCCCTCGCCCACCCCAGCGCCCACCCGAACTGCATCAGAGAGTTCCGTCCCCATCTCAACCGCGCCGTCCTCGGAGTACCCGCATGACTGACACAGACCCTGAACTGAAGGACGCGTACCAACGCCTTGAAGTAGCTATCGAACAGGTCATGCGGCTTGAAGACTTCCAGGGGGTCATGACCGAGTGGATCGTCGTCACGTCCACACAACGGTACGAGGAAGGCGGGATCACTCAGGTGGGCACGCTTGTCCCTGAAGGCGCAGGCGCCGTGCCCTACCACCGACTGATCGGACTCCTCGACTACGCCCTCACCCGCATGCGCGCAGAGGTGGCCCGTGATGACGACTGACACCCCGAGTGAAGGAACCGAGCCGACCACGTACGGTGTGCAGATCGACTCGCAGCCCGGCCAGGCCGACATCCGCCTCAACGGCGAACTGCTCCCCGCTAACCAGGTCACCGGCTACGTCCTCCAGCACGACGTCCACACAGCGCTCCCCACCCTCCTCCTGCACACCCGGCAGCCCGACAGCGTCCAGTGGGCCGGCCTCGCCCGCGTCGCCGTAGCCGAACCCGAACAAGACCCCGGAGAGACCATCGCCGCGTTTCTGACGAGCATCGACCCCTCCCAGCTCCAACGTGCCGCCCTCAACCGCGACGACCTCGACGGCAGCAAGCACGAACTGACCCGGGCCATGCTCCAGCAGCTCATCGACTGGGCGCAGGGGAGGACCTGATGGCCACCCTCGACGACTGGCTACGGCCCGCCACCGAGTTCATCGACGCCTACCTTCTCACCGACACTATTCGGATCGAGCTCCCGCCCACCGGAGAGCCAGTTCTGAACCCGGACACCGGGGACCTCGAGAGACCTGACCCCTACGTTCTCTATGAGGGCCCCGGAGCCGTGATCCCGGGGGTGGCGTCGGACCAGGCGGCAGTTGCCGACGCGGGACAGCCTTGGGTGCAGCAGGACCGCTCCCGCTACACGCTTCTCACCCCTCTCACGGCACCGGTTCCTCGCGACGGGGCCACCGTCTCCGTTGTCGCCGTGCACGACCCGGCACGCGCGTCCCTCATCGGCAGGACGTGGCTGTGTGTCGACGACGGGCAAGCCAGCACCGTCGAAGTCGTACGCAAGACCCCCTTGGACCAGAACCAGAGGCCGGAGACGGAGGCGGCATGACCCCCGACGAACTCGCTGACCGGCTCGACCAGGCAGCTGACGACCTTGAGCCAGCGGTCCGCCGCCGGGTGGTACACGCGGCCGAGCTGGGCAAGGGCATGATCCGCGCCAACGCGACCGGGCGCCCTGGGCCGAACGTCATCACAGGGAAGTACCGGTCGTCCTGGCAGACCGTGGGCCGCGGCATCCCGTATGGCGCGGTGTGCACGGTCGGTACCGACGCCCCCCAGGGCCGCCGCCTCGAGTTCGGGTTCTACAACATGACGGACAGCTTGGGCCGGCGCTACTACCAGCCGCCGTTCCCGCACGTCGCCCCCGCCATCCCGCGCATGCAGAACCTCCTCAAGGACGGCATGCTCGACGCCGCAGCGGAGGTCCTCGCATGATTGCCCGCCTGCCCGTGACCCTGGCCCTGTCCAAGCTCCTGGCGGACGCGACGGGCCGGCCCGTTGGCCGCAGCCGCAAGCCGATGAACAAACTGCCGCCGTACTACCTGCTGGACTCCATCGTCACCACTCTGGACGGGGCACCGTTCGCCGACCTCAACGAGGACGCCTCGTTCATCTACCAGGTGACGTCGGTATCCGGTCCGGATCCCAAAGACCCCGACAGCTTCGGTGTAGCCGACCAGGCGGAATGGATGGCGGACAAGGCCCGGGAAGCGTTCCTCGCTCGTAACCCGGCGACCGGACTGTGGCTTCGCCCGCTCATCATTCCCGGCGTCAGAGTCACCGGCCGGTCCTTGGACATCGAAGCAGGGGCAACGAATGATCCAGGCGATGCCATCATGAGCTATGTCCAGAGGTTCAGGTTCGACCTGACCTCGGCCTGACCCTCTGGGCAGGCAGCTTTACCGCACCGCGGCGGGACCCCACGCGGACGCCACCACGCAGGTGGCCGCACCCACACACATGTGAGGACAAGGGGTCCACCACCATGGCCAGGTTCAACCGCAAGGGCGTCACGAAGATCCTCTTCGCCGAGACGATCGCCGACGAGGGCTATATGCCGACACTCGTCGAGCTCACCGGCGCCACCGACTACACCAAGCAGATCGCAGCCGTCGAAGGGTTCTCCATCTCCAACCAGGAGATCGAAACCCCCGACATGGACTCCACGTTCGTGTCGAAGATCCCCGGCGACGACTCGGCAGAGGACTCCTCGCTGACGTTCTACGAGGACGACACCACCGACACGATCGAGACCGACCTCGCCAAGGGCACCACGGGCTTCATCCTGATTGCCCGCAAGGGCAAGGCCTCCGGCACCAAGGGACTCGACGTATACCCGGTCCGTGTCGCATCGAACTCGTCTACGGTCACCGCGGACAACGAGGCCGCGAAGCTCACCGTGCGGTTCTCCATCATCGACCGCCCGCTGACGAACGCCACGATCCCGGCCACCTGAGCACCCCCCTCTCAGCTCCCGGCCGGGCCCGACAGCGTTCGGGAAGGGGCGCCCGTCGGCGCCCGGCCGGGTCCCCTTCCCCAGACGGAGGACCCACCTCATGACCGCACGAAAGACCGCCAGCGCACCACCGGCCGCCACTGCGGCAGCCGACACTCACGGGGCTGTCACCCGCGAACGCCTCCGGGCTCTCACCAGGCCCATTCTCAAGCTGACGATCTGCGACGACGACGACGCCAAGCGGGCCGTGAACACCGCACGATACGTCGAACAGCAGGCCCTGAACGCGGCACAGCGCGACCCGGAGGACGAGGCGGCGCAGGCAGCCCACCGGGCGGCAACCACCGCCCTCGCCGACGCCCAGGCCGCCCTCGACGCCGTGTCCATCCCACTGCGCTTCCAAGCCCTGGACCGCAGGACGTACCGGGCACTCATCGACGCCCACAAGCCGACCGAGGAGCAAGCCGAAGAGGGCTACGACTTCAACCTCGACACCCTCGGCCCCGTCCTCATCGCCGCCTCCTCCCTCGACGGCATCACCGAAGACGACGCCCAGACCTACCTCGACACCTGGGCCACAGCCGAAGCCCAAAAGCTCCTCGACACCGCCTTCGGAGTGCAGCGCACCGAGCGCATGGACCTGGGAAAAGGCTGATCTCTGATGAAGCCTTCCGCGGCGAACTCGCCCTCTGCGACCGGTGGGGTATCCCGCACAGCAAATTCCGAGGCGCAGGCGACGGAACGTGGACAGCACGCGACCGGGAAAAAGCCCTCGCCTACCAGGCATACATGGCCACCGTCTGCCCCCAGTGCCAGACCCGGCACGACGACTGGGACCACGGAGGCCCTGACGAGGAAGACGCCTGGGCGGTCACCACGCAACTGTGCGTCGGCTGCCAAGTCCTCGCCGACAAGCAGCAGGAACTTAGCCGCGACCGGGGCGAAGACACCCACGGGCTCAAGGTCGCACTGATTCCCGCAGCCACAGCGGCGGCCCTCGAGATCGAACGCGAACAACAGCAGCAACGCCGCCGACACGGCGACTGAGACCGAAGAGAAAGGCAGGGCGAGCCGGTGGCACAGTGGAACTTGAGCGTGGACCTGCGTGGCCAGGGCACCAGCCTTGCCCGCACACTGCGCACCAACGCCGGCCACGCCCGCGACCTTGCTGACGCGGCACGCGACGCTCAAGGCGAAGTCCTTCAGCTCGGTACCGCATCAGCCACCGCCGGCAAAGGCGTCAGGAAGCTTGGTACTGCCTCCGAAGGTGCGAAAGCCAGGCTCCTCACCTTCGGGGCGCAGGCCAAGTCCACTGCGAAGGAGGTCCGCAAGCTCGAGCGGGCCCTTGCCGCAGCCGACCAGCAGATTCGCGCCCTGGCGAACAACGTCACCATCACCGCTGACCTCGACGACCGCACCGCCACAGGGCTGGCCAGTGTTCGTACCGCCCTTGCCGAGCTGCGGGCCCTTAGCCCCGTCGACCTGAGCGTCACCCTCGACGACCGGACGTCCACCGGCATCGCTTCCGTGCAGGCAGGCATCGCGGAACTCCAGCTCCTGAGCCCGCTGAACCTCTCTGCGCACCTCGACGACAACACTGCCCCTGGTGCCGCTGCTGTCCGTGCCGCGCTCGTGGATCTGCAGACACTGGGCCCCGTCGACCTGAACGTCACCCTCGACGACCGGACAGCGGCCGGGCTGGCATCCGTCCAGGCGAACATCGCGGAGCTGCAACTTCTGAGTCCGCTGAATCTGTCCGCGCACCTTGACGATGACACCGCCCCCGGTGTCGCAGCAGTCCGTGCCGCCCTCATCGACCTCCAGGCTCTCAGCCCCATCGACATCACCGCCCGGTTCGACGGCGACACCGCACAGATCGCCGCCGCAGCCACCGCGATGGGAGAACTGCGGGACCACGCCGACAACGCGAACACCGCCCTGACGACCCTGACAGCACAGTCGGCAGCAGTCGCCGCAGCTCTGAACCAGATCCAGCAGGAAGCCCAGGACGCCTCACGTGCCCTGCGTACGCTCCGAGGGCGTGCGGCAGCCGCAGCCGCGGCCCTGGACGAGCTCGGCGACCGCGCCCGGCACGCAGCCCGCGGCCTCAGTACCCTATCCGGGCGGGCAGACAGTGCCGGAACTCGCCTGAACACGCTGGGCGGGCACACCCGTACCCTGCGCGGCGACATGGACGACCTCGACGGCTCCCTGACCCGCGTCACCGGGCGCATGGGAGGACTCCGCGGATCCCTCGGATCCGTCGGCTCGTCCGCGAACAACGCGGCCAGCGGCACGGGGAACCTGATCCAGGCGGCCATCGCCCTCGGTACCGCACTGATCCCCGTTGCCGCCGCCACCGTCCCGATTGCGGCCGGGCTCGGCGCCGCAGGCGTAGCAGTCGGAGCGTTCGGCCTGGCAATCGGCGGGCAGATCATGGCCCTGACCGAAGCAGCAGAGGCCGAGGACAAGTACGACAAGGCCGTGCGAGAGCACGGGGCAGCCTCAGAGCAGGCAGCGAAAGCGGAGACGGAGTACCTGCGCCAGCTTGCCGAGATGCCCCCGGCATCCCGCGAGTCCGCTGCCGCCCTTGCCGCCCTCAAAGACGAGTACAAGGACTGGTCCGACGCGCTGGCCGACGACACCATGCCCGTCGTCACCAAGAGCCTCCAGCTGTTCTCCGCAGCCCTCCCCAAGTTCACCCCCCTTGTCCAGGGGGCTTCCGGCGAACTCGACCACTTCCTGAACGTTGCCGCCGGCGGGATGCGCACCGAAGGCTTCGACCGGTTCATGGCGTCCTTCACCCGATTCGCCACCGAGTCCCTGACCCGCGGCACGCACGCTCTCGTCCGCTTCACCGAAGCGATGGACACCGGGGAGATCGGTGACGACCTGCGGGAGTTCCTCGACTACGCGCGGGCGAACGGGCCGCTCGTCGGGGAAACCCTCGGGAACCTGGCCTCCGCCGTCACGCACCTGCTCGTCGCCATGTCCGAGATGGGTGTCAGCGTCCTCGGCGTCGTCAACGCTTTCGCCCAGCTGGTCACCGCCATACCCACCGGGCTCCTGTCGACGATGCTGCAGCTCTACGCCGGGTTCAAGCTCATCACCATGGGGGCGGCAGCCCTTGGTGCAGTCACCGGGTCCGCTGCCGTGGCCCGTCTCGGCGCGTACTTCGCCATCATGCGGGCCGCCGGCGTAAGCACCACCCTCCGCGCCACCGCAGCATCCATGTCCGCGATGACGAAGGCCAGCATCGGCCTCGGCGTCCTCGCAGTCGCGGCGGTCGGCGTCGGCAAGCTTGCCGAGAAGGCCCGCGGCGCGCCCCCGGACGTCGACCGGCTCACCACTTCCCTCAAGAATCTCGCCGAGACCGGCAAGCTCACCGGTGAGCTCAA